TTTGTTGATGAAATTACAAATGAAATTGTTGTAAAAGATTTAGATAGTTTTTATAGTAGTGGTTCTTCTTATGATATAACTAAATATTTAGATGTTAGTAATAGCCAAGTAAATATTGCCTTACCATATAGAGAGATTAATTTTCAACACGAAGATACAGAAACTTTTTTCTCTGCTTTTCATAAACAAAGATTTGGTAAAACTTGGGGTAAATCAGAATATACAAATGGAGAAAGATTAGATGGTAGCATCTATGACATTAAAACACCTTTTGCACAAATGAAGTACGAAAGGTTAATTGATGGAAATGGTGGTTTAAATACTACTGCTCAATGGGGGTGGTCTGTTGATGATAATCAAGAATCTTATCTTGGTAAACCTTTATTATTCTACCCTATAAGACAAACTGGTGTAGATAATACTCGAATAGCTTTTTTAAATTCTACAACATCACAAGAAACTAACGGTATTGGAACTTATAATATACCATCAAATAGCATTGCGTTATCATCTTCAACAAGTTCATACAATATGAATTTCTTTGCAGAACAAAACGAGTATTCTCCAACAGATAGTGGTTTTACAAACACATTATTTCAAGCGTATTATAGCGAATACATAACAAGTGTTTTCAATCCTACAAACAGAATAACAAAAGTAAGTGCTTATTTACCTTTGAGAATATTGCTTAATTATACGTTGGCAGATAGGTTTTTAATTGGTGCGAATAGCTACAAGATAAACTCTATAAAAACTAATTTAAAAAATGGTAAATCTGAAATTGAATTACTAAACGATTTATGATAGAACAAATATTAGATTTATTAAAAGATACAGATTGCAAATCAGAAATAGTGCAATTAGCAAAAGGAAAAAATAAATTTCCAGAAAGTTTTAAAGAAGTATTTACAAGACAAAAACAAGATAAAGAATGGAAAAGATAATTATTGATTTAGAAGCTAAAACAGATAAAGCACTAAAAGGAATTGACAAAGTTGCGGATAGTGTTAAAGACTTAAATAAATCTGTTACAGATGGAAATAAAGAAACTGAAAAATCTTTAAAAGGTGTTGAGAGTGCTTCTAAAGATGCTGCTGGTGGTATTAAAGCTATTGGTACAACTTTAAAAGCTATTGGTATTGGTTTGGTTATTTCTGCTCTTGGTACTTTAAAAGAGTTATTCTCTCAAAACCAAAAAGTAGTAGATACATTTAATATTGTTTTTGAAACTGCTGCGGAAATAGTAGGGCAAGTTGCAACTGCATTTACAGATACTTACAATGCTTTAACGCAATCAACAGATCAATTAGATGCACTTGGTAAAGTTGCAAGTGGTATTTTAACAATAGTGTTAAGTCCTTTCCAACTTGCTTTTTACGGTATTGCTTTAGCTATTGACGAAGCTATGTTAGCTTGGGAAAAATCATTTTTAGGAGATAAAGATCAAGAAACAATAAAGGCTTTAAATCTTTCTATATTAGAAACTAAAAAGAATATAGTAGATGTAGCAGATGGAGTTTCAAAAGCTGGTTCTGATGTTGTAAATAATTTTGGGGAAGCTATAACAGAGGTTTCAGAAATAGGTAAAGTTGTTGTAAAAGAGTTTGGAGAGGTTAGTATATCTACTGCAACAGAAGCTGCAAAAGCAAATGTTGAATTACAGAAGTCTGCTGAATTAGCTGCTGCAAGACAAGGTTTATTTTTTGAGAAATTTGATAGACAAGCAGAGAAATTAAGACAAATAAGAGATGATGAAACAAAATCTATTGAAGAACGTAAAGTAGCAAATGATGCATTACTAATTAAAATAAATTCAGCAGAATCTGCAATGTTATCACAAGCACAAATGCAATTGGCTTTAGCAGATGCAAATTTAAAAAAGGATAAAGACAATGTCGAATTCCAAGTTGCAAGAATAGAAGCGTTAAGAGAATTAGCTGGTGTTGAAGCACAGATTGAAGGTATTAGATCAGAACAAAAATCAAATGCTTTAGCTTTAGATAGAGAATCTTTAGAATTAACAAATTCACAAAAAGAAGCTGATGCAGAATTAAATACTAATAAAAATCAATTTGAAGCAGAGCAAATAGAAAATGAACTTGCAAGATTAGAAAGACAAAAAGTATTAAATGAAGAAGAATCAAATTTAGAAAAAAAACGATTAGAGGATAAAAGAGATTTATACAAAAAAGGAACTATTGCATTTCAAGAAGCACAAAATGAACTAACTGCGTATGAACAAGAAAATGGTCAGAAGCGAATTACAATAGATAAGCAGATTGCAAAAGAAAAAGAAAAAACTGTATTTCAGTCTTTGGGTGCTATTGCTGGTTTATTAGGTAGTAATAGTAAATTTGGTAAAGCATTAGCGGTTACACAAGCAATAAGAGATACTTATACTGGAGCAAATAAAGCACTTGCACAAGGTGGTATTTTTGGTTTTATTGGAGCTGCTGGAATCATAGCCTCTGGATTCGCAAACGTAAAACAAATTACTGCAACAAAAGAACCAGCTGCACCATCATTTGCAACTGGCGGTGGCGGTGGCGTAACTGTCGCTACTCCTACTGCACCTTCATTACCTCCAGCATTTAATGTTGTTGGTCAAAGTGATACTAATCAGTTAGCAGAGGCAATTGGTAGTCAATCTCAACAACCAGTTCAAGCGTTTGTAGTTTCAAACGATGTAACAACTGCACAAGAAATGGATAGGAATATTGTAAAGGGTGCTTCAATAGGATAAAAAAGTAGTTGAAAATATAAAATATTAATTTAAAATCATTATATAATTATGAAAATAATAGAACTTATTTTAGATGATGATGAAGCAATTGGAGTTGAGGCAATTAGCGTTGTTGAGAATCCAGCAATTGAATCTGACTTTATAGCGTTAAACAATCAAGAAATAAAACTTGCTGAAATAAGTAAAGAGAAGCGTTTATTAATGGGTGCTTTATTAATACCAAAGAAGCCAATTTACAGACGAAATGGAGAAGAAGAGTATTATATATTCTTTTCAGAAAAGACTGTCGCAAAAGCGTCTCAAATGTATTTACAGAATGGCAATCAATCTAATTCAACATTAGAACACGATGCACAATTAAAAGATCTAACACTTGTTGAAAGTTGGATTGTTGAAGATAAGGCAAAAGACAAAACTGCTTTATATGGTTTAGACGTGCCGGTTGGTACTTGGATGGGTTCTGTTAAAGTTGAGAATGATGAAATTTGGAATGATTACGTTAAGACTGGTAAGGTAAAAGGATTCTCAATAGAGGGTTATTTTGCTGATAAGTTAGAAAGACCAAATGAAGAATTAAAAGAAGATTTATCTACTGAAGAAAAGGTAATAGAAGAACTTAAAAAACTATTATCATAATGAGAGCCGTGTATTGTAAGTGTAAGAATACATACTCAATTGAGTGTAGACAAAATAACGATAAAGATTGTAATGCTCCTTATTACTGGAAACAAGGAATAGGTAGTATTTATAATAATGATGATGAAAATTAAAAGTGAAAATGCAAAATTAATACTAAATTTTATTATATAATTATGAACACAAATGAAACATTAAACAAAGTTCGTACTTTACTTGGGATGGAAGTAAAGTTAGAACAAATGAAACTTGATAACGGTGCTATTTTAGAAGCGGAAGTATTTGAAGCTGGTGCAGAAATCTTTGTCGTTGCAGATGAAGAAAGAGTTGCAGTACCAGTTGGAGAATATGAAGCAGATGGAAAAATTATCGTTATCGAAGAAGAAGGTATTATAGCTGAAATCAAAGAAGCTCAAGCTGAAGAAGAAGCACCTGCTGAAGAAGAAGAAGCTAAATCTGAAGAAGTAGAGGAAGAAGAGTTAGCGACTGAAGTTGCATCTCCTAAAAAAGTTGTAAAATCAATTACAGAAGAAATGTTCTTTTCTGAAATCGAAAAATTAAGAAACGAAATCAACGAACTAAAACTCGCAAAAGTAGAGGTTGAAGAAGTTGAAGAAGTATCTGTTGAATTATCTTCTGAACCAGAAGTTGAAGGTATTTCTCATAATCCAGAAAACTTAACAGAAAAGAAAGAGTTAAACCTTTACTCTCAAAAAGGTAAGAATAATACAATTAATAGAATTTTTAACACACTAAATAAATAAAAAAATGAGTTTATCAATTACTAGTACTTATGCTGGAGAATTTGCAGGGAAATATGTTTCTGCTGCACTTTTATCTGGTAACACTATCGCAAACGGATTAATCGAGGTTAAGCCAAATGTAAAATTTAAAGAAGTTTTAAAAAGAGTTAGTTTATCTGGTGCTATCGCAAACGCAAGTTGTGATTTTACAGATGCTGGAGCAGTTGTTTTAACTGAAAGAATTATCGAGCCAAAAGAATTACAAGTAAATTTAGAGTTGTGTAAGACTCCTTTCCAATCAGATTGGGAAGCTATCTCAATGGGATATTCTGCACATGATAATTTACCAGCTAATTTTTCTGATTACTTTATCGGATTAATGGCTGCACAAATTGCTGCACAAACTGAAACTGACATCTGGAGTGGAACTGCTGGAGCTGGAACATTTGATGGTTTCTCTACATTGTTAACTGCTGCTACTTTACCAGCTGGTCAAGACATCACTGGAACAACAGTTGATGCTGCAAACGTTATTGCTGAATTAGGGAAAGTTGCTGATGCAGTACCTTCTTCTCTATACGGAAACGAAGATCTATTTATCTATGTATCTCAAAACATCTTTAGAGCTTACAAAAGAGCTTTAGGAGGTTTCCAAGCAAATGGAGCTGGAGCAAACGGATTTATGGCACAAGGAAACAATCAAGATATTGATGTTCAATATTTCGATGGAATTAAAATTGTTGCTGCAAACGGATTAGCTGATGATACAATGGTATCTACTTTGAAATCTAACTTATTCTTCGGAACTGGATTGCTTGCTGACCATAACGAAATTAAAGTTTTAGATATGGCTGATTTAGACGGATCAAAAAACGTTAGATTTATCGCACGTTATACTGCTGGAGTTCAGATTGCAGTATTGGAAGATGTAGTTTTCTACTCTTAATAATAAATAAATAACAATAATAAAGGGTAGGTAGTTAATCTGCTTACCCTTTTTTTTTAATAACTAAAAAAACATATATCAAATGGCTTGTTTACTTACATCTGGAAGAGCGTTACCTTGTAAAAGTTCAGTTGGTGGTTTAAAGGCAGTTTATTTTGCAGACTATGGTACATTGGGAACAACTACTATTGCATCTGGTGAAATTACTGCAATTTCTGGTACTCCAGACTTCTTTAAATTCGACATCAAAGGTAATTCATCTTTGGAAACAACAATAAATAGTTCAAGAGAAAACGGAACTACTTTTTATACTCAAACATTAAATTTAACTTTAACTACTTTAGATAAAGCAACACAAGAGGAAATCAAATTATTAGCTGCTTCAAGACCGCACGTTGCGATTGAAGATTATAATGGGAACTTCTTTATGGTTGGTTTAGAACACGGAGCAGAGGTTACTGGAGGTACAATTGTATCTGGTGCTGCAATGGGAGATTTAAGTGGATTTACTTTAACATTAGAAGGAATGGAGACTTCTCCAGCTTATTTTGTAACTTCAACAGTTATAACTGCTAATGAGAGTTCATCTCAAATAGATCCAAACGCATAATTCAATTATTTTAATTTTATAAAAGGGCAATCTTAATCGGTTGCCTTTTTTTTTGGTTTAAATAAATAAAAATACAATGTTTTAGTATTATATATATATGAAACATTTATTACCAACTTCAAGTACACAAGCAATAAAGATTATACCAAGAGTATATTCTACATCTGTTTCAATGGATTTGAGAGATGATAGTACAAATACATCTGTTTCAATTACACCAACTGCAACAAAGGTTGGCAATTATATAGAATTATCAAGTGTTTTTGATTTAAAAGAAGGTAGGTTTTACGATTTAAAAGTAATTCAGACAAGTACTCAAAAAATCATTTACAGAGATAAAATATTTTGTACAGTACAATCAACAAACCAATCTAACAATGAACATTATACTGTAAATAAAGATCAGTATAAATCAAAGAGCGGTAATAACGATTTTATAATATTATGAGTAAACACATAAACAAGTATCGAAAACCAAACACTACTAAAGGAAATTCTAAAATTAGTTTTGTTAATTTATCTACATACACATCTCCAGAGATTGTTGAGTCAAAAAATAAAGAATGGATTGAGTTTGGATCAGATAACAACTACTTTCAATTTTTAATTGATAGATATAATGGTTCAGCAACAAATAATGCTGCTATTAATGGTATCTCTCAAATGATATATGGGAAAGGTTTAGATGCAACAGATAGTTCAAGAAAACCAGAAGCCTATGCTAGAATGATTTCTTTATTTCAAAAACATGTTGTTAGAAGATTATCATACGATTTAAAGTTAGCTGGCCAATGTGCTATTCAAGTTATTTACTCAAAGGATAAAAAAACAATTCAAAAGGTTGAGCATTTACCAATTGAAACATTAAGAGCAGAGAAATGTTCTGAAGATGATAAAGAGGTACAAGCGTATTACTATCATCCAGATTGGGCAAATATTAAACCAAGTGAGAAGCCTTTAAGAATACCAGCATTTGGTATTTCTAAATCTCCACAACCAATTGAGATATTATATGTAAAACCTTATAAAGCTGGAATGTATTATTATAGTACTCCAGATTATCAAGGTGGTTTACAATATGCAGAGTTAGAGGAAGAAATTTCTAACTATCACTTAAACAACATAATGAACGGACTTGCTCCATCTATGTTAATCAATTTTAACAATGGAGTTCCAAATGAAGAGGCACAATCACTTATAGAAAGTAAGATACAAAGAAAGTTTTCTGGAAGTTCAAACGCTGGTAAATTCATTCTTGCTTTTAATGACAATAAAGAATCACAAGCAGATATAACACCTGTTCAATTATCTGATGCACATAATCAATATCAGTTTTTATCAGATGAATCACAAAAGAAAGTGATGGTATCTCATAGAATTATATCTCCTATGTTATTAGGTATAAAAGATAGTACTGGATTAGGTAACAACGCTGAGGAATTAGAAACAGCTTCGATATTAATGCATAACACTGTTATAATACCTTTTCAGGAGCTTTTAATTGATGCTTTTGATCAGATACTAGCTTATAATAATATTGCCTTAAACCTATATTTTAAGACCTTACAACCTCTACAGTTTGTTGATTTAGACAATGTAAAAGATGAAGAAACAAGGGAGGAAGAAACTGGTGTTAAAATGAGTAAATTATCAAAGGATTTAGAGGAATTTGGAGAAGATGAAGATTTAGAAAACTGGGAATTAATTGACGAAAGAAAAGTTGATTATGATTT